GAAATGATTTTGCTGGGCGGTAACACCAGCCTGAAATCAGGCGTTACCCCTACCCCGACTGCTGTCGCCTCTAACGACACTTTGGGCAAAATCAGTGCCTCTACCCTATCCATCGTCTGCGTGGCTTTGGGCTTGCAGGCATATTGGGACGTCGCAGGCGCGAACAACGGCGCAATCGGTCAAGGTCTGAACATCAAGACTGCCCAAGTCCCCGCCAAAATCACACGCCAAAACGCTGACGGCTCTACCGATACATTCGGCGGCGGCTCTGCCCAAAAATCTGCGGCTGCTTCCGTTTCCGGTGTCGGCACAGGCAAAAAAGTAACCGCCATGATTCCAGCCGTTCGCGGTGCGGTTGCCTACGCTTGGTACTGGGGCGCAGCTGGTTCTGAAAAACTGGGCGCAATTACCACTGCCGCCAAAGTGGACATCTTGGCAGACGCCGAGGGTACTCAGACCGCTGCTTCCCTGCCGTCTGAAGACAATTCCACTTCCGTTTTGGAATTTGACGGCTTGTTGACCCAAATCGCCCTGCCTGATTCAGGCGCGTTCTGGTCGGACAACAAAGGCAACGGCTTGACCTCCGACGGCGCGGGCGGTGTGTATGAATTTGAAGAAGCGTTCGCGCATTTCTTCTCGAAATACCGCTTGTCTCCCGATACCATCTACGTCAACGCCCGCGACTTGGCTGCGCTGACTAAGCTGATTATCGGTAACGGTGGCGCGCCGCTGATTAAGCTGAAAGTGGACATCGACAACGCCGCAAACATCCGCGCAGGCGTGGTGGTCGGTTCGTACTTGAACAAAATCACAGGCGACGAATTGAACATCGTGGTACACCCGAACTTGCCGGCTGGTACTTACCTGTTCTACTCGAGCCGTTTGCCTGCCTACGTTCAAGGCGTCGGTAATCTGCTGCAAGTGCGCACGCGCCAAGAGTATTACCAAATCGAATGGCCGCTGCGTACCCGTATGTATGAGTACGGTGTCTATGCTGACGAAGTGTTGCAAGGTATGTTCATGCCTGCGTTCGGCATGATTACCAACGCCGCCTAACCCTAACAAGGCCGTCTGAAATTCAGGCGGCCTTTTCTTTTGGAGAATCGAAATGACAGAAATGGTTAAATTACAAGCCCCCGAAGGCTTTACCGATGTTTCCTTTGGCAGCCAAAGCTACACAGTGGGCGAAGACCGCATCGTGGAAGTGCCGTCAGAGGCAGCGCAATTCTTGTATCAGTTCGGCTTTGGCAACGTTGCTGCTGAAACTGAAGAGCCTGAAAAAGCCAAGCGCGGACGCAAAGCGAAAACCGAGCAGCCGGCAGAGCAGCCAGCCGAACAAGCTGAACCTGTTGAAGCGGTAGAGCCTGACGAAGCCGAACAGGCTGAAGCTGAGCAAGCCGCCGAACCTGAAAAGGCTGAATAACGATGACCTCCCTTGTCTCTCTTGAGTTGTTCAAACAGCGGCTGGGCGTTACCCACGACAAGCAGGACGCGTATTTTCAAACCCTGCTTGACGGGGTATCGGCGGCTGTCGAAGCCTACATCGGGCGCAAACTGAAAGCAGCGGACTACGTCGAGCGTTACAACGGCAACGGCAAAAACCGCATCGTCCTGAATCAATATCCCGTCCTGTCCGTATCGTCCGTGAAAATCAACGGGCGCACGGCGAACGACTGGGATTTTGACAACTGGCTGCTTATACGCCATGCCTGTTTCGCACAGGGAATCCGAAACGTCGAGGTGTCGTACCGCGCGGGTTATGAAACCATACCCGCCGATATTCAGGAAGCCATCTTGATTGTCGCAACGCAGCGGATGAACGAAATCGAGAACAAGGGCGTACAGAGCAAAACGCTTGCAGGCGAAACCATCGCTTTTTCTACGTTCAGTGAATCGGGCGGTATCCCTCCGTCAGCGTTTGCGATACTCAATGAGTACAAGCGGAAAGGCGTGTAATGCTGAAGATGGAATTTATCGGCGGGGGGGTTTTGGGGGGGGG